ACTGGTACTTCAACAGGAGCTACAACTACCTCAACTGGAACATCTACTTCAACGGGAACTGGTACTTCAACTGGAGCTACAACTACCTCAACTGGGACATCTGCTTCTACTGGAACTGGTACCTCAACAGGAGCTACAACTACCTCAACTGGAACATCTACTTCTACGGGAACTGGTACTTCCATTTTATTAATAAAAAATTAATAAAATTTCTACAATTCGTATCGATGTTCGGCAATTTCCGTACGACAAACGGGACACTTGTAATTTTCCGATAACCACGTATCCAAACATTTCGTATGAAAAAGATGACAACACGAGATCTTTCGTATTTTCGTGTCCGCCTCAAAATCTTCCATGCATATCGAACAAGTTGTCTCATCCGTCTTTAATTCCGCAAACGCAACTTCAGGCAATTTATCCAAAATATCCCTCGGAACAAAAAGACGAACAGGAGCCATATTTACAGGCATATCGTACTCATTCGGCAAAATCGGTAAAATGATATTCATAATTTGATTGACCCTCTCAATCACATTGTTATTTAACTGAACATTAATCCGGTTTTCCTCTTCGTAATTACTAGCTAACAATTCACGGACAATTGCCATATCATCCTCAATTTCATCTTTTTGAGACATTAAATACACCGCAATCGAATAGTAGATGTCACGATAATCGTACAATTCCAATAAAATCTGGATAATTCGATTGTAATGATTGCGCGCGGAATAGTACGCAAACTGGCTTACGTAAGGTATAATGATATCCTCGATACTATACACAATACCTTCGTTATAATGTCGAAAATATTCGGTATCGTTTAAATAATCCATTTTAATTTACCCAAAAAATATATTTTTTAATTCAATTTTAAATATTTAAAGCTAATAAAATGTATGCGATTATTTATACAGGCGAAGTAAGAACGATTGAGAAAACAATCGATTACTTAAAAAACGTCTTATCTGAAAATATGCACGTTTTTGCCGTACTTCAAAGTAAAGACACAAAATATTACACAGACTTTGTTACAGAAAAACTAGGAACGAATTTAAAATCAATCGAATGGTTTGAAAATACACAAGAATGGATACAAATCAGAGATTCTTTGTTACAAGACATGACTATGCCCGGCATATGGAAAGACTATCTGAAAAATTCCGGATCCATGATTGAATATTACCAAATGTATCTCGCCTCCAAAAAAATCGAACAAAAAGAAAATCTCGAACATTTCAAGTACGACTACGTCATGAGAATAAGATGCGATGTCATTTTGACGCACCCAATTGATTTTGATATCAACCGTCTCTCCAAACAAGAAACGAACGATTTTTTACAAGAAATAAAACTCTATCACACCGATACATTATCCGCCATGAAAATTTTCATGAAATCGTTTTTTCATAGACAAAGAATGTACGCCAAAACATACGACCAAAATCAAATCTCCGACTCCTTTTCACCCAATACAGATCTTCACGATTATCTATTAAACGGAGACTACGTCATCTCATTACGTGTAAACGTAATCTATTTCATGAAAAGAAAAACGTTTGAAAAAATATCTCACCTAGGAATCACCTACGGCAAATACAAAATGAAAAACCAGGAATACTGGTTCAACGCCGAATCACAATTTCAAACCATATGCACCGAAAATAACATTGATGTGTTTGATTCAACCATGGATATAGAAGATAAAAGTCTCTATAATTACACAGAATCCGATTACTTTGAAAACGGGAATTTAAAAACTGACTGTCTCTTTTTCATCAGAAGATATTGAAATTGAATTTATTTTTGTAAATTGAAGAATGAAAAATGTCAACACGTTTCAATCTTTGGATTAAAAAATCACAAAAAAAATTTGGTTTGAAATTTGAAAATTTACAAAATGGAATAATATCTATCGATAAACTTCAGTCATTTGAAAGTCCAAGAATCCAGAATATCATCAAAGAATTAGAAAATAAAAATGCGACCGAAATATCATTTGCCGACCTCTTTTTACATTCAAAAGAAGATATGCTCATTCCTTGTCCTAAACACGGGTTAGTATGCATGACTCCCGCTCGGCATATAGAAAGCCCGACTGGATGCACAAAATGCAGCGGTAAATATCAACGAACTACAGAAGAATTCGACAAAGAGTTAAAAGAAACGTTCGGTAAAAACATATCAAGAATTGATCCATACAAAAACCAGAAAACTCCAATGAGAATGTTGTGCACAAAACACGGCGAATTTCCACATAAAAAAACGGGAAGCGATTTATTGAATGGTCATCAAGGGTGTCCTGAATGCCAAAAAGAAGAAAGTTCATTGAAAAGACGTTGGAAAAAAGAAGAATGGATTGAAAAAGCAAATCAAATTTTTCTTATTCCAAAAGACAACTATTCCGGAATTAGTCTGGAAATCGTCGAATGTACATTATGGGTCCACGATCTATTTTGCATTGTTCACCAAAAATATTACTGTCAACGAGCAAATGATCACCATAAAGGTCACAGATGTTCTTTGTGCGGAAAAGATATCTTAGCAGACCTATTTCGGCTTTCTTACACAGATCTCATCCAAAGATGTAAAGAAAAACACAAGGAAGAAAAATACGAATGGGGTAAAGAACCCGACGACTATAAAAATGGATATTCCAAAATTCCGGTCATATGTCACGCTACCCATAAAGATGGAAAAGAACACGGAATTTGGTACCCTTCAGCTCATAATCATGTTAATGGAAGCAAATGTCCTTTATGCAAAACAGTAGGCTATTCAAAAATAGCAATTGAATGGATTACATCATTATCACTTAAATTGGGGGTATTTATTCAACATATGGAGAACGGAGGAGAATACAAAATTTCAAACTCTTACAAAGCAGATGGATATTCTTCCGAATTGAATTGTATATTTGAGTTTCACGGATGTCATGTTCACGGATGTAAATCCTGTTACCCAAACCGAGATGAATTGGATTTATATGAAAGAAATACACACGAAGAAAATTATCAGAATACTTTAACCAAAAAGAAATTTTGTATTGATCAAGAGTATAAATACATTGAAATATGGTATTGTGAATGGAAAATTTTATAATCTCTAAGAATTTCAATAATTCTACTTTGAATCTTATAAAAATGATTTTTAATAAATAAAAAATCATCAATTTAAACATAATGACAAAAGTATTTCCATATAAGGACATTTCATCCATACAATTTGGTATTTTATCACCAGAAGAAATTATTGAACGAGCTGTATGCAAAGTTGATAATTCAAAGTTTTCGGGCCCGAACAGCGTTTACGATCTCAGAATGGGAAGCATGGAGCAAGATCAAAAATGCTTGTCGTGTGACCAAACCCCGAAGAATTGTGCAGGGCACTCGGGATACATAGAATTGAATTGTCTCGTCTTACATCCAATGTATTTGCGACAAATCACGAATTTTTTAAAGTGTTTGTGCGTGAAATGTCACCGGATGGTATTGACAGAAGAACATCTTAAACTGGACGGCGTTCTTCGGTATCAGACGGAATCCCGATTTGAGAAAATTGTTGAAAAACTGGAGAAAATTGATTCTTGTTACTATTGCAAAAGCCCAAAACCGAAATTCGCATTCCAACAAAAAACAAGCGATATTTCTATGAAATTCAAAGATAAGAAAATCGTCATGAAAGAAATTGAAATCAAAAACATCTTTGATCATATGGTCGAAGAAGATATCCGTTTACTCGGATTTAATCCTGAATTCATGCACCCAAAAAATCTAATCATCTCTGTCATCCCCGTCATTCCTCCCCGCGCCCGCCCCTACGTCATGGCAGATAATGTTACCTGCGACGATGATATCACCACGCAATACGTGGAGATCGTAAAAGCCAATCGAAATCTGGTCGATGAGAACACCAACGATTCCAAACGAGACAAACTTATCCAGACGCTCAATTTCCGCATTAAAACGTTGATGAATAATAGTCAAGGTAAAGCTCGACATACGAACGGTCGACCCTTGAAAGGAATCAAGGAACGGCTGAGCGGTAAAGATGGCTTGATTCGTTCAAATTTGATGGGAAAGAGACGAAATCAGTCGGGCCGTTCGGTTATTAGTGCAGACCCAACAGTCCGTACTGACGAATTGGTTGTTCCCGAAAAAATCGCGCGAAATCTGACGATGCCTGAAATGGTGACCATCTATAACAAGGAATATTTACAAAATTTGGTGAATAGCGGAAAAGCGAATTTTGTATTAAAAGATGGCGGAAAGACAAAAATTAATCTCAGTTATGCCATGAACAAGAAAGGGTTCCAATTGTTATGGGGCGATAAAGTGATCCGTGATGGGAAAGAAATCGTGCCGTTTACAAACGAATTCAAACAAGTCCGCCAACATTTCGAATTGCGTGCGGGAGATGTCGTGGACCGAAACGGGCAACTGATCACTGATGTCCAAATCGACAAGAAACGGTCATTTAGTGTCGAAATCGGTGATACGGTTGAACGACAATTGAAAAACGGCGATATCATTTTATTCAATCGCCAGCCGACTTTGCATCGAGGTAGCATGTTGGCCAAACGAATTATTATTCGTGGGAACAAGACGTTCCGATTCAATTTGGCGTCGACCAAAAGTTTCAACGCAGATTAACTCATAGTCTGTAAAAGGAGGCGTGAAAAGCGTTACCTTCTAGTGAATATATTCAGAAAATTTTTATAATATATTTGCGAAACACCTTAGAATGACGGGGAGTCCCTTAGAGCTTTCACTACTACTTTAATCTTGAAAGAGATTGAAGGAACTCGGGTAATGACCGAAACCAACAGTAATAACGTGAAAGATTGGGTAATCCGCGGTATTGGACCGTACAGGTTCAAACCTCAACGACTGAACGGGTGTTGGTGAATTTTAAATTTGCTTAAGATACAGTCTACTCCCACCCGAAAGGGTGATTTCCCTTAGAACGGAAATTAACAATGATTCCATGAAGAAATGCATGGATGAGTAGGTATCCCGTGTATGACGGGGATTTTTAATTTTGTCCTCAACAGTGGGTCGCTACCGTGGCTGCTTTTGTGCCACGGTAGGAAAACGATGTAAACAAAGCCATAGATATAACCTGCTAGTCAAATTTAATTTGGCAAGATTTTTAAACTGTTCGGGAACCTCCTAAAGCTTTATCTACTACCTTTATTTGGAAACGAATAAAAGGAAACTACGCGTAATGGCGTAAAATTCTTTGGCTTTAAAAATTATGATGAGCAAAAAATAAAAAGCTTGATATGCCTTGATTTATCTAAAGAAATTAAAGACAAAAACAATTTAAAATTTTAAGAAAAGATACATTAATTGAGAAATATGAACGTTTAAAAAAAATAATTCTTATAGCCAAAGAATTGAAAAGTAAAAATGATAAAGATCATCCGAAAGGATAATGGAATACCCGCAGCCAAGCTTCCCTGTTTCGATATTACGAGAGACGAGAAGAAGGTTCAGAGACTAAACAGAAATCCGTGATAAATGAAGGAGTAGTAAACCTGATATCATGTAAGATATAGTCCAATAGTTCTCCGAAAGGAGAAATGTTAACTACAGACGTTTTAACGTATTTATGCCTAAGTTAAGAAAATATGGCATAATGTAGTGATATGGAAATGAACGTGTTTTTGCCACAGGATCCCGATGCAAGGGCTGAGTTGGCTAATTTATCAACAACAATGCATAATATAATGTCAAGTCAATCAACTAAAAATGTTATTTGTATTACACAGGATGCTTTGTTGGCATCGTATTTATTAACCAAAGACGATACAGAAATGGATCGCGCGCGTTTTTTTGATATTTGCATGAAAGGCGATGGATGGACATCGGATTACATTTTAGAAAGATTGGATTGGATCCAAAAAGTTAGCAAGAAAGAAGGGTATACGATCCCGATGTATTGTGGCAAAAATTTATTTTCGTTAATGTTGCCTAAAAATTTCAATTATTCCAAGAAAAATGATACGCGCAAAGACCAACCCGTCGTGAAAATCATCAAGGGTGTGATGCTTGAAGGAGCCATGAGCAAATCGCAGTTGGGACAGGGACACAATACCATCATTCACGTCTTGCACAAAGAATATGGGATGGAAAAGGCGATTGATTTTCTGAACAATGTGCAATTTATCGGAAATCAGTACCTGATTCATAGGTCGTATACGATTGGGATTGAAGATTGTATCGCCAAATCTGCTAAAAAAATCGAAGAAATTGCATACAGATGTTTCATTGAGGCCAAAGATACCGAGGCATCCATTTCACATAAGGCGATCCGTGAACTTAAAATCAGCGCGATCCTTGATAAAGCACGCGACATGTCCTTGAAAATATCACGAAATGATTTAAAAGATGATAACGGGTTTGTGGGGACGGTTACAGCAGGAAGTAAAGGAGAATATTTCAATATCACACAAATTACGGGAATGTTGGGACAACAGAATCACATGGGGTCAAGAATCAAACCGACATTAAATCGAAATAAACGGACATTGCCGCATTATCCGATGGAAAATCCAACAATGGAACAAGAATTTGAGAGTCGAGGATTCATCAAAAGTTCGTTTTTGCGTGGCATGAATCCGCAAGAATTTATTTTTCATGCGATGTGTGGACGTGAAGGAATTTCCCAAACGTCAATGAACACAAGTTCCTCTGGGTATATCCAACGAAAAATGGTAAAGGTTATGGAAGATATCCAGGTGAAATATGATGGAACCGTGAGAAATACGAACGATTGGGTATTCCAGTGGGCGTATGGAGGAGACGGTTTTGATCGAACTGAATGTGTGTTTCAGCCAAAAGAAAACAATGTTTTTTTTGCAGACGTAAACCAAATTGCTGGTAGGTTAAACAATGATTTTGAAGATCAGTAAATTACAAATAATTTAATTATTTGTAACTAAAATCTATTTTTCAAATTTCTAGACAAAAATAAAATTATTGTTTTGTGTGGAAATTTGAAAAACATCTGAAAATACGGCTTGATCTCTGAGACCAAGTGGCGTTGAACCTTTTTTGACACCCTTGTTCAATGCTTCCAACAAGAGTCGAAAGATGGCCTCTGTGTAAATATCAACGTGTCCCCATCCAGTGTCTCGATGCGCTATAAATTGAAAGCTGTTAGAAACACCAAGTTTTTCTTCATTGTACAATCGTAGTAATTGTTATTCTTCATCAATGGTCCACTTTTTTCCTACTTGCATTTTCATTTATTTCATTTATTTTTAAATAACTAAAATAAATGAAACGTGTTATAGTGTTTTTTATCTGTATCATAATGATCATCTCACTTATTCTCCTAATTAATTATGGGACAAATTCTGGGACAAATGTAGTAGTATGTGATACAAATGAAGAAAATGTAAATGGCAACTGTCAATGTAAAAGTTCATTTGTTAAAAATTTCAGTGGAAACTGTGTAAACTCATCGCAATGTGGACTCAATCAGATCGTTACAAGTGGAAACTGTCAATGTTCAGGTGGATATAAAAGAGATGGTAACAACTGTATTATAATACAACCAACTCCTCCACAACCAACTCCTCCACAACCAACTCCTCCCCCACAACCAACTCCTCCACAACCAACTCCTCCCCCACAACCAACTCCTCCACAACCAACTCCTCCACCTTGTCAGAAAAATGCCAGTGGAAAATGTACAAGGTGGGAATTACTTCAACAATACAAAAATCCAACAGAAATAGGAGGAATATCAGATAAAGGGCTTGTTATTTACACACCTAATGGAATTTTGGTAGATAATAAGTTAGTATATCCATCAAATATGTCTGTTAATCAATTTCCGTCACTTAACATATGTTTTGATACGACTACTAAAATTATTTATATGTTTGACAATGGAATTTGGAAAAAAGATAACTATTTTACTAAAGAAGTTGAAAGTTTGAAAAAAAGTGTTGAAATTACGTGTATTACAGAAAATAGTACATTATTTTTTGCAAAAAGTAGAGACAGTTATCTATTTACTTTTGCAAAAAATAATTCTACGTCCTCTTGGACATATATAAAAAATCCAGTTGAAACATCATTAACATATTCACGTATGTGTGTAAATGATAAATATATAATAATTTGTGGTGAAATTGATTACATTTTATCTGATGACATCGGTAAATCTTGGACAACAGGATTTTCACCTGATAACAGTCAGATTTATTGTTGTTATTTATCTAATCCAAATACTTTATTACTTTCAACAAGTAATGGTTTATTCAAGTCAACTAATTGTAAAACCAAAACGCCTACATTTACAAATATATTAACAATGACTAATTATACAGTAACATGTATAAATCAGCATAATGATGAAATTATCGTGGTTGCACAGGGTACACAAGATACAAATATGATGCCATACTCAATTTTTTATTCAAATAGCGGACAAGATTTCATTAACTTTAATGTTATTGTTGAAAATAATTTTCAATTAAATTGTCCTTACGCATATGTATATAATGGTGTTATTTATACAAACTCTTATGGAATAAAAGAAAATGCCGCTAATTTTTTAAATGATGATACCGTGTTTATTTATCAAATTAATGTTCAATGACTAATGTAGCGGATACTGTACTCGTAGTATGGCTCATTTTTAATTAAATTTTTATTTAAATTTAATTAGATTTCTGTAAAAAGATTTGTTTTGGAATACGTATCAATTACCCATACATATTCAAATACAAATTTTTTATCAACATTTTGTTGTGCCTTGAATTTTGTATATTGTATTTTATGCAATGTGATATCACCCTTTTTTAAGAGAATATTGCGAAGCTGTTCAAGTGACAACAATCCCTCATCATTATATGACAATACAATATACTGCGATGTAATGCCATCAATTAATGCTTGAAATGCGTTTATGATTTTCACTTTACTGCAAAAGTCACTTTTGTGATTTGTAGGTGAATCAAACAAACCTGTAACGCCTCTCGGAACAATCATTTCGTCATACAATACAATAAAATTCAGTACAAAATAATTCGAGTTGTACGAACGTTGATTGTATGGTGGATCCAAATATGTAATATCTGCTTTTTGTTCTGTGCAGACTTCTTCGGCAAATCCATTCGTCATTACATTTTCATTGATATTTAAATTACGCTCGGTGTGAATAGGAGAAAGAATCATCGTTTTTTTGGCACTGGTCTTGAATTCTTTTAAATAAGCGCCGTAAACAGATGTCGTATTTGCAACTTTATCAATGGATGTCAATAGTGATGCCAACAAAAAATAATATTCAGACAATGTAATGATTTCATCGTTCAACATTTGTTGGATATACTGTCGTATAGCATCACTTTTTCGCGCATTTTTATTCGTAAAAAACATCCGGTCGCAGTTATCGTGTGGCGAATAATTGCGGTAAATTAATCCATCAACATCTTCCAAATCATTACATTCATCAATGAATACTTTTAACCGATCAGAATAGTTGCAACGTAAAATAGCATTGCCAATTACAAAACTGTATTGCTCAAGATCGTTTGCAATAACATTCCTACACTTTTTTTGCATCATAAAAGATACGATACCAGTTCCCATAAAAGGATCACTAAAAGTTTTTGAAGCCAACTCTGGTATGGTTTTTTCAAAAATGGGATAAATGGTTTTGAATAATGTATGTTTGCATCCAATGTAATTTAATGTATTCATCAGTTTTATAAAATTAAACTTATAAAACTGATTATTCAATTTTATAAATTACAAACAAACGAAAAATGTCGATTAAGCTTTTTTTACAATTGGTTGAATCGTCTATGTCGTGTTTTATCGACACTGACCAGTTTAAGGACAAATATGCCTCACTGGCATTTGGAAACGGTGGAAGCTGGTGCCGACTCGATGGAACATTTGGTAAAAAAAACAAGATTATTACTATAAAAGCGAACGGAATTTGCGTCATATCTCAGTTCTGGAAACCTACCGAGTCTGAACAAATCCAAATTGATTCAAAAATTGTTGAAATCAAAAGAAAAGAAATGACAGGCAATAAGATCGTGACAATTGGGTATTTTGGACAAGTGGATAATGCACAAATTGGGTCACGAAGTATTTCTGAAAATATCAAAAAATTTTTCAAAGATCACGTTTGTGTGCACTGTGGTACATCTACAAATATTGAGATTGACCATAAGAATGGTTTGATGAACGATCCACGAGTAATGAATACGAAAACTCAAAAAGTCGACGATTTTCAGCCGTTGTGCAAGCATTGCAATGATGTCAAACGACAAACCATTAAAAAGATGAAAGAAACTGGCATTCGACACAAAGCGAGTTCAATTCCGATACTTTCAGGTTACGGCGTTGACTATATTAAAGGGGGTGAAACATTTGATGTAACTGATTCATGTACAATGATTGGAACCTATTGGTATGATCCAATTTTATTTATGAAAACACTCAACGACATATTGCCTTGAAATCGGCGTTTTAAATGTCCAAAGGTGTAATAGACGAATTATATCATAAACAATCAATTATTAAGTGACTAATGTATCGGATACAATAGGTCAGGTTTCAACGGTAGTATTTACATATGTATTATTTCAGATGAAGAATTGTTAATGTAGTTAATTAATTACACAACACGACGATATTTTTGTTGTTAACTCTTCAATTTCTTCTCCAACTTTTTTCTTTGATTTCGTCGACTTTTTCTTTAACTTTTTGTTCAACTTTTTCTTTGATTTCGTCGACTTTTTCTTTAACTTTTTGTTCAACTTTTTCTTTGATTTCATCGACTTTTTCTTTAACTTTTTGTTCAACTTTTTCTTTGATTTCATCGACTTTTTCTTTAACTTTTTGTTCAACTTTT